TAGATGAAAACGGAAGAACAAGACAACGGTGATTTGTTAATAATATTTGAACCAGAAGAGTTAAAAAAACTGGGATGGGAAGAAAATGACACAATCAATATCGTTGATAATAAAAATGGAACTATTACCTTAATGAAAAAAGAGGAGATATAAAAATGTTTGTGAAACTTGGCCCACCAGGCAGGAAAAATAAGGCAGAAACGATAGTCATAGATGACTACGATGTGTGGAGTTTAGATAGCACTCTTGCTCTGATTATATTCCCCGCATTGAAACTTCTCAAAAAGAAAAAACAAGGAGCTCCAGTTGTAGACAATAAAGATGTACCGGAAAATCTTCGAGTAAGCGAAGAAGAGAAAGAGGATGTTGCCGATGGAGGTACTGATGAGCATTATTTTGAACGATGGGATTATGTGCTAGACCAAATGATATGGGCCTTTCAGCAGAAGTTAGAAGATTGGGAAGAGAAGTTTTATTCGGGTAAAACCGATACGAGTTTTGTGAAAATAAAAGAAAAAGACGACAAATGTGAAGAACTATACGAAATGGTAAAAGGCCCAAATCACACTTTTGAGGTTGACACAAAAGGAATGAAAAAACATAGTGACAAAATTGATAATGGTATAATGTTATTTGGAAAATACTACAGTGGGCTTTGGGATTAATTAAAATGATAACAGCCTGGTTATGGAAGAATTTAATATATATTCTATGGGTCAATGCTATCATACAACATTGGGGACAACCTCACGGGTTTCATTAGGCGCAGTGATTTTTTTGTTAATTACATCTTGTGCTTACCATACAGAAATACCTTGTCCGTTTGGTTTAGCCATGAAACAGTTAGACGAAAAATGTGATTATATTCAGCATGGGAGTACAACGAAATGGGTATTAAAAAAGAAAAAATAACCGCAACTAAAATGCTTATGCAGGCACCGTTTAAACTAGTTGAAGAAAATGATGAAACTGAATATTGTGTTCGTTGTGGAACGGCTACTCGATATAAAAAAACAGATAATGTAATTTTTAGATCTGGTTATATTGAAGGAGCAGGTCAACTTTGTTTTAAGTGTTCTCACCAACGGAAATTACATAGACAAGGAAGTTATGATTTATAAATATCTATGTGAGAGAGAAAATGAGTTTTAGCAACATATGGAACGGCCCCAGTTTTCTTGAACGTGGCGCTAGCGCTATGCGAATGAAAGCACGGGATGAAGCCGGGAAAAAAACAAAGAAAAATAAGAAACATATTACCCACGAACACTTTAATAAAGAATGGGATAAAGATTTGTGGGATTAACATAGGAGAAAATTATGGCATGTACAAACGAATATTGCGATTCACAAGATAATTGTAGCTGCGACCCATGTGAATGTTCGCCAACCGTTCAGTGTGGATGCACTGAATATTCCACAGTAGCAGAACACGATAGTGAAAATGAACCATTGTATCCGGATGATCGACAACTTTAAGGTAATCAATTAAAGAAAAAAAGATTATACCCCAGCTATTATATAGAGATTATGAATTTAAAACTTTTTTAACAATTAGATATGATGAACATGGACAAGTGACTAGTCTACACGATCCCAATCAAAAGAAAAGAGAAAAGGGAGGATGGACGACAACTTTTACGCGAGTTAGGAAAAGAAAATGACAGACGAAGAAAAAGGTGAAAAACCACAGAGTACAACAGACCCCGCTGCGGATTTATTCCAAAGAGGGGTTCATGTATTCATGGGCGAAGTGACTATGGAAACAATGAGTCCAATAATTAATTGGATAGTTGCCGCGAATTTTACTAAGGAGAAAAAGCACAAGGAGTTAACGTTGGGGATATGTTCTCCCGGAGGAGATTTAAATGCATGTTTTGCTTTAGTAGATGTAATGAAAGGTTCTAAAATCCCTATTCGTACTATCGGTATGGGAATGATTGCTTCTTGCGGATTGGTGATGTTTATTTCAGGAACTAAAGGAAGACGAATCCTTACACCAAATACGTCTATACTTTCTCATCAATATTCTTGGGGTAGTTTTGGAAAAGAGCACGAATTATTTGCCCAGATAAAAGAATACGACCTTACCACAGAGAGAATGATTGCTCACTATAAAAAATGTACCGGATTATCGGAAAAGGAAATTCGGGAATATCTTCTTCCAGCATCCGATGTATGGCTTTCCGCAAAGGAAGCAAAAAAACTAGGATTGTGTGATGAAATAAAAGGAACATACTAGATATGAGATATGCTTTTGATATAGATGGTACCATTTGTACTAATCGTGAAGAAGTTAGAAAAGAAAAAAAAGATGATACTTTAACATATCTAGATATGGAACCATATTCGGAACGAATTCAAATAGTAAACGATCTCTATGATCAAGGACATGAGATTATATATTGGACAGGTAGAGGTGGAGAGTCATTTAAAGATGATCCACAATATTGGTATAATGATACAGAAAAACAATTACAGGAATGGGGCGCCAAGTTTCATTCACTTATTGTAGGTGGTAAACCGTGGTTTGATATGTATATTTGTGATAAATCTTATAATTCAGAAGATTGGTTTCCCAGCGGGGGAACAAGGTAAAATTGTAGATTACTAAATGTATAAATATACTTATAAACAACCATAGTATAACTGACAAATATTTAACGGAGTGTAACAATGTCGGAAGTAGAAGGAACAGAAGAATTAAATGATGAAAATACAGTGCAAGCTCCCGCGGAAGAACTGGTAGATTTGATCCTTACCGGAGAGTTACACGCGGCTAATCAGAAGTTTAATTCAATTATTGAAGATAAAGTAGTTGAATCTATTGAAGAAGAAAAACATAAAATTTCTCAAACATTATTTGCTGAAGATGAGGAAGAAGCCGATGAAGGAAAAATCCCACCTCAGTTTCTAAAAGGAAAAGATAAAGATGATGACGACGATGATTCAGATGACGATGATTCGGATGATGATGATTCGGATTCGGATTCAGATGATGATTCGGATTCAGATGACGATGATGATGACGATGATGATGACGATGATAGCAAATCCAAAAAAGGAAAAGTCCCACCTCAATTTGCAAAAAAAGATGAAGCAGTAGAACCTACTGAAGAAGGGATCACCGGTGACCCAGAAGCGAATGAAAGAGCGATAGCTCATAACCGAGCAATGGCAAAGAAGTATGGCCAAGTTCGACAGGGTATTCCACCAGAAAAGGAAAAGAAAGAAGAAGTAGAACCTGTTGATGAATTAAGTGCCCAAACTGCCCAAAATGCAGAAATTAAAGCACGAATGGCGGGTCCGGATAAAAGAAAAGAAAGACAAGCAGGAAAATTTGCACAATATGGACAAAGCAAGGCGCAAGGTGGTCGTGGAATTGACGTCCGCAACAAAACCATGAACCAGACAGGCCCTGTAAAAAAGAAAAGCTACTTTGATACTGAACAAGCTGTCGATGAAATAAGTTCAGCAACTGCAGATGCCGCGGCACAAAAAGCTTATAATGATATCCGCGATAATCCAAGCTCCCAGAAACCAACGCTAGGAACAACCAAAACCGCAAAATCAGACGCTAAGCGAAAAAGGCAAGCTGACAAATTTGATGCCTATCGTGATAGTAAAGACTTTGACAAGAAGGGTAGCAAAAAAGGTGGTGCCGCAAAGGCTGCAGGTAAAATGGGTAAGAAAAGCGATCAGCAGAGACATACCGACTGGCGCGATAACCCAGACGACCAGAACCAGGGCCACTATGTATCAAATTCCTTTGATCCAGGTGAAGCAAGTGCAAATGTAGAACTTCCTAAAGATTCTTTTGTATCACAGGTGGCCGCGCATTTAAGTGGAAAACGTATATGAAAACTTATAAAGAATTTACACATAACATAGCATCTGATGGACTAAGTGGGGGACATTTTGGTGGGTATTTAAAAGAAGATCTTGCCAGAGATATTGAAGCCGGCTTTAAAAAGTTATCTTCAAAGAAGGCTAAAGCCGGTAAGGACGCCGGCTTCGAAGGCAGTGCAATAAAATGTGGAGATTTTAAAGTTGTTCCGGTTAAATATCATGATGCATCAGATACCACACCAGGTGCAGATGAAAATATTGCCTTTCACGTATATGTTGAGGATGGTTCTGGAAAAGCCGTGACGGGTAAGATAAATGCAAGTCAGGGTGCTGACGCGATAGATTTTGCCACTGATTCCGGAAAATTTTCTTCGAGCGATAAAAAGACAGCTAAAGAAATTGAAAAGTGGTGTAATCAAAATTCAGATTAATTAATATTATTTGATATGAATATTTGGGTAGAATATTTTAGATATGAAGAAAGTATAAAAAATACTCATGCCCAAATACGAGAATTAGATACATGGAATCCCCCAGACCCAAAAGATATACACAAACGATTTTGTCAAAGTAGAGACGATGCTCAAAGATTTGCGAAGAGCATGCTGGAACAAGGTTATCATGTAACCATAAAACAAGATGGTAAATATTGAAATAGAATTAAACAATGAATATAGAATTAAATAATGTTCTAGTGAGACATCAATCAGTTCCCGATTGTGATTGGTGTGACAAATCAAAAGATTTATTAGATCAAAAAGGTATTAAATTTACAATTATAGATAGTGATAAAAAGTTTTTTTTTAATTTAATGCAAGTCACTCACAGTAAAAAAGTTCCCCAGATAATTTTAAATGGAGAATTTGTTGGTGATTATAATGATCTAGTAGAACATTTTAACGGAACGTGATTTCAATTATATGTGGGCTCTTTAAAGGAACCGGAAGGGGCTTACCTCATTCAGTAGACATTTATTCTCCAGAGTGGGTAGATAAATTATATCGGGGGTTAAAAAGGAACATTACAATTGACTGGGAATTGTTTTGTTTAGTTGACGAAGATTATATTTTTAAAGAACCGATTAAACCAATTCCTTTCCTAGATCCAACTGTCCCAGGTTGGTCTCTCCTAGCAGAATTATATAGACCAGATATTACAACAAATCGTAGAATGACTATTGGTCTAGATACAATTATTTGTTCTAATATAGATGATATTCTTTCTTTTCCTTTAGATATTGGACTTGTATCTGATCCAATGTCTGGAGTAGGAATAATAAAGAAAGATGAAGTGTGTAATGCTATTAGTATTGTTAGTGATAAAAATGCAGCCTATATATGGAATATTTGGACAAACCAAAAAGAATGGGTTATAAAAGAATGTACTTTACCTCCATGGAATACTCCATCAGAATTAGCAATGATGAGAAGATTATTTAATGCCGATGGAAAAGTTCCTAGAATAGATATCGGATATCCTGATAGAATTCATAGTTATAAAATGCATATAATGAAAGACCCAATACTTTTGAAAACTACAAGTATCGTATATTTTCATGGTATACCTAAAACACATCAACTTCATAATAAAAGTTTTAATATAGAATTATTAAAAAATTGGATATGAACCCTTATCTGTAAAAGGAACGAAATGAGTTTAAATGGATTTACACAACAATGGCATGATGATGGAGAGGGAAATAAGATACATGAATCAGCAGTAATAAATTGGGAAAGAGTTTCTATAGGTTCTGGTAATGAAATCGGACCGGGAGTTTGTATTGGTACAGACGCACAACATCGGAATGAAGATTCTGTCGGAGAAATTATTATAGGTGATAATAATATTATTAGAGAATATACAACAATAAATTTACCTACTAGATGGTCTAAAAAAACGATCATAGGAAATAATTGTTACTTAATGGTTCTTTCTCATGTAGGCCATGATTGTGTTATAGAAGATGATGTTACTTTTACCAACAACGTAGTACTGGGTGGTCATGTTTATATAATGAAAGGATGTCAATTAGGTTTTGGAACTGTTATTCATCAATATCAAACTCTAGGTTCTTATTGTATGTTTGGAATGGGAACAATTATAACGAGTAAACAAACTGTTGTGCCAGGCGGATTATGGTATGGTAATCCGGGAAAATTTTCTAAAAATAATATAATAGGTTTAAATAGGCATAAAATTGATGAGATTATATTAAATAAAGAATATCAAAGATACAGAGCTATTAAAGATGAAAGATCTAAATATAGATATGAATGATATAGATGTGGCTGAAGCTTTTATTTCTATTGTAGATGGTAAATTGTGTGTAGATAGGACTGTGTTCGAATTACATGAGCTTCGGGAAGTGAAACAATACTTTCAAGAAAAAAGATATAAATCATCTCAATTTTATCCGCAAGGCGAGGAAGATGTAGATAGTCTTCATGATATAATTAAAAAAATGGCAGAAATGTCTCCTGAATGTCATGACGATAATGTAGAAAGTTATTTTTTAAATTAAATGGAAATTTTTCTTAGTGGTCCAGGCGGCACAGTATCAACCTGGGAATTGACTGAAGCGGCTTATAATTATTGGAAAGATAAACCCAGAAAATTATTATTTGATTTTTCTTGGAACATACCCGACCTTAGAAGTGATAATGTTTTTGATGAAGAACATCCACCTAGAAATAAACTAGGTATACCCGACCAAGCATATTTTTTTAAACCTTTCGATGTAATATGGCGAAATGAAGAAAGATGGATAAGAAGCGATCCTTTTAAAGGAAAAGGTTGGTGCATAGACGTTTGCGAGTACGATAAATCAACGATTTATGTTGAAGAAGATAATGTAGTAACCCAATATCATCCAGATGAATTTCCTACTATAAGATTTGAGAAAATATATAAACCACCATCTGAATTATTCTATTCAGCAGTTTCTACAGAAATAGGTAATTGGCAACATAAGGTGTATAATAAATCTGTACCGTTGCGCAAATTTAGATTACATATAATACATATTAATGATAAGAAATGGATCTTTGATCTCGCTCCATCTCAAAAAGAAAATTGGGATATGTATAGGTGGACCAGAACTGATTGGTCTTATAGGCTCCATGTTAGAAATAAACCATTTGTTGATGGTATGAGTTTATTTACTGGTATTGATTTATCATATGATATGAATACCGGAAACCACGAACAAGATAGCTCACACTTTAAAGTTCATGATACACGTATTCGGTGATTCATATTGTGATCCTTGTAGCGGTCAACTAGATCAAAGTAAAAGATGGTATAATAATCTCGGGGAACCAACTTTTATTTACGGATTAGCTGGATCAAGTATAGATTGGTCTTTAGATAATTTTATTAATGGCCATGCGGAAAGATCTGGTAAAATAATTTTTATAGAATCCATACCTCGCCGATTTCATTTTGAATTTTTAAAAACCCCAAGACATGATGCTGCTGTAATGTGGGGGCATGATTGGGAAAATGATAAATGGCTTTCTGAACCTGGTATGAAATATGTTCATAAACATAAGCAATTTGTTAAACACTTTCATAACAACTATAAAGATTATCATAAGGCAACAAAAGCAAGATGCGTTCTAAAAGCTTTGTCCGATCAATATGAAAAAGTATTATATTTTTCTACATCGCGCAATCGTAATAATTATGCAACCCTTGAAATACAAGCAATTGATAAATTCGAAATAGTCGATATAATATTGATGGATGCTTCCAGAGGTGAAATTATAAATGATTATGATCCTGAATTTAGAGACCAGAGATCAAATCATTTTTGCGAATCTAATCATGAAATATTAACAACATATATAAAGAGGAAGTTTAATAACGAGAGTGTTGAAGATATAATTTTCGAAAAGAATTTAATATGATCTATTGGGGGGTAACTTGTGGCTCACATGATGGGGCTATAGCAGTATATCAAGATGGTGAGATATTATTTGCATCTGATGCGGAAAGATTTTCTAGAAAGAAAAACGATCCAGAAATTCCCAAGGAACTTCTTAATTTTATTTTAGAAGAATATGGGGAGCCATCTAAAGTTTATTTTTATGAAAATCCATATGTAAAAATGTCACGGCGTTGGTATGCCGGACAAAAACCAATTTATAAACCGCCCGAGTTTCCTTATAATTATAAACTGAAATATACTTCACATCATTTATCACATGCAGCATATGGCTATTATACTTCTCCTTTTGATAATACTATGGTTTTGGTTATCGATGCGATTGGAGAGTGGGAGACATTAACCGTATGGAAAGCCAAAGGTAAGAAGTTAAAGAAGTTATGGAATTGGAAATATCCTAAATCTTTAGGTTTAATGTATTCAGCATTAACTCAATATGCTGGATGGAAACCTAATGAAGAAGAATATATTATGATGGGGGCTGCAGCCCGACAGACATATCCATATGAACCAGTTTATAGAAGAATATTTGAACTTTGGAATAATGGAACGCCCTGGCATAGAGGTTTACTTAAATTAAAAGAATGGACAAGAAAACCTGAAGTTCATCCTGAAGATGTTCCCACTGCTGCTCAAGCAGTATATGAAAAAATTTTTAGGGATATATTAAAAAGAGTTCGTAATCATAAATTAAATGAAACAGGTAATATTGTTTTTGTTGGAGGATGTGCTTTAAATGTTAGTGCCAATAGATTTTTATCAGATTATTTTACTCGTATCCATATTCCATCTAATCCAGGTGACTCTGGTTCTGCTGTGGGATGTATTCTGGCAAGAACAAGAAATCATATTGATCCTACTCCTTATCTTGGTTATGATATTCAAGGACCATTTCCATTCAAAGAAATAATAGATGAATTAATGATTAAAAGAATTGTTGGAGTTGCTAACGGTAGATGTGAATTTGGTCCGCGCGCATTAGGTAATAGAACTTTATTTGGGGATCCAAGAGATCCTAAAATTAAAGATAAAATTAATGAAACGAAAGGGAGAGAACCTTTTAGACCATTTGCTCCGATGATATTAGAAGAAGATGTTTCAAAATATTTTAACGGAGGATTTTTTTCGCCGTATATGAGTTGTGCTCTTCAAGCAACAGAAGAATTTAAAATTAAATATCCAGGAGTTGTTCATTTAGATGGAACTTCTAGATTACAAGTGGTTAAGCACGAGCCTCATAAAACGTTATTACAAATTTGGAAAGATATTACAAAATGTCCAGTGTTATTAAATACGTCTTTAAATATTAAAGGAGAACCAATTGTCAACACCAAAGAAGATGCCAAAGCCTTCACTAAGAAAACGGGTGTCAACGTATATTCTTAAACATTATTTGAGAATTAAATATAAATTTGTTAAAGAAAAAGAAGATTTAGATCCATTTATATATGATTGATTTACCACATGTGATGATAGCTCCGAAGAATAAGTTAACTGATTCCCCAAAAACTTTAAAAATTTTTGATGATAAAAGTTATGGATTTGATTATCAAGAACATTTAATCCGAAAAGTTTTTAATGAAATGGGCTCCGATATATATCTTTTTTTAATATATGAAGATTATCGAAAGAGTGCTGGCTTTGATCGGACTAAAATATTTCCAAATGATTCAGCTGAAGGATATAAAACAGAAACAACATGTTCTACAGATAAACTTAATAAGAAAATGAAAAATAAATATGGGAAAGGAACTGTTTTTAAAAATTGTCATTGGACTCCTTTTTTACAATTTTATATTGATAATCAATTTTGGAAAATAGAATATGAAAAATATTTAAAGACCTTGGGACATTATAAAAAAGCATTTTATAGTTTTAGTTATTGTCATTTGGAAGATTATGAAAATTGGAATAATTGGTTGTAGTCATAGTTCCGGAACTGCTGAAGGAGGACTTTTAAAAAAGTCCGGTGGTTTTAACGCTTGGAGAGGTTGGCCGAGAGAATTGGCTAAAGCATATCCCCAGCATGAAGTTTATTTATTTGCTTCTCCTGGAGGAGGTCAAAATAATATGGAGTCGGCTTTAAGAACATGTCTTATTGAAAACTTTGATGTAGTGCTTCTCCAATTTACAACGCAGCGACAATTATATCCAACACAAGTAGATAAATTTTCAAAAAAGTCTGATGGGACACTTGATTCATGGTACAATACTCAGCGAAGAGGTAATTTTATTTTACAACAACAAAAAATAAAATCTCTTTCCATAAAGAATTATGTAGTTGAACGCAAATGCGTTATGGTAGGTGGACATTGGGATGCTAGGAATCGAATAAAAGAATTAGATATAGAACTTAATTCATATGAATTACCTCAAGTCTTGTTAGATATATTCATCGATAATGAATATTTTAATGAAATGGCAGAGACTTTTTATAATTGTAATGAAATATATAAAAAATTATTTAAACATTTTTATTCTATGTTGTGGGTTCCAACTTTAAGTTATGGTCCTAGTAGTAGTGATCAATCTGTAGTAGAGATAAAAGATAAAGTTCCTCTTTTTATGTCCGAGTTTTTAACAGGAAAAAATCTTAGAGATAAAGTTGACTGGCCCAAAACAATATATGATTGGTTAGTAGAACATTGGACAGCAACTCTTAATGTGACTCCTCTAGAAGCAAAAAGATTAGTGTATTATGAGTATAAAAAATATAAAGGGCATTTGGGGGAAGATGCTCAACGAGAAGTTTTATTTGAATATATTTTAGGAAACAAAGAATTGAAAGAGGCTTTAGGGTAATATGAAAAAGAAAGATAGAAAACTCTACGACTCATGGAAATATAAATCAGGAGGTTTTATGGAATTTAATAATCCAGTTTTTCAAACTCTTTTGGGTTTGGTAATTTTTTACATTGGGCTCAAAATGTTTTCAGGAGGGATGAAATCAATGAGTCATTTAGAAAATCTTCAATGGTTTATCTCTAATCCTTATTGGATGTTTTGTGGAGCTATTGTATGTACCCTCCTTTGGCAATCTTCGTCGCTCACTACAACCGCTGTTATAGGACTTGTTGCTAGTGGAGCATTACCATTGCCTTCGGCAATTGCTGCCATACTAGGAGCAAATGTGGGCACAACTGGAACGATATGGATAGCAGGAATGTTAGTAAGTGATGGGATGCCTGTGGGTATCACAAGACAGGTAGCTCTTGTACATACAGGAGTGAATACTGTTATGGCAATTGCCTTACTTCCGTTTGTACAACATATTTCGCGATTTATTTCTCGCTTTTAAAAATGATATAAATATAATTTTATTAATTGGCTCTGGGGGTTGGATTCGAACCAACACATCTTTGATCTAGATTTCATCGATCAATTCAAAGATAGCACGCAAACAACGTGCCGCGTTTTCCCATTTCGCCACCCCAGAGTATCACGCATTATTAATCTTCAGGGCACTTATAAGTCTGGTAAGGCCTATTCCACCACCATATCTTGGAAAAAATTTATGACTTAAGAATTCTTTCAATTCTTTTTCTACTCGTTCTTCACCGAATAATTCAAATAATAATTCAGCATATTCTCCATCGGAAATTGTATGAAACTGTTCTTCCATCTCTTCCGGGTCAGCTGACCTTTCAGCGGAACCGATAGTTTCCATACCACCCATAATTACATCACATTTGTTAGCAAGATCGCCTTCTTTTTTCATATTCCAAAAGGGGGAAGTATAATAAGGAAATCGAGTTATAAATCCAACTCCGGTAGGATGAGAATCAGATATCATTTGTTCGTGCCCGTGATCCAATTCTTCACATCCAAATTCTTGACACCACATACCGTAAGTTTTTTCAGGAAATGGTTCGGCAGCGTGATCGGGAATTATGAAACCTAAGTGCTTTATTAATTCTCTTTCCATATTAAGTAAGTCTTGAAAGTCACCGGGTGCTTCAAATTCAAACATGGGAAATATAATTTCATGTCTTCCTTCAACAGGATTCTGTTCTTGCCTATAAGATGTTGAAACACAGAATACACCTTTTAAATCAGGATTATTTAATAGCTCGTATTCCAACCACATTTGGCCTGTTTGAGGTAAAGGCCATATGATATCATTATAATTATATGTCGCGACAGTTGTGGGATCTTCGCAAGCGGCTAATATGGATAATCTGTTTTGGGTGTGAACTTCGAGAAAATCACGGGAATGAAAAAAAGTACGAAGACTAGTAACGGCACTGTTAAAATCTGTCGGAATAATTAAACTAGTCAGTTTGTTCCTTTCCAAAAAAATTCATTAAATATTATCTGCAATTCTACTATTTATCAAAAAAAGATTATCAATAATTTCAATAAGATATAGGTAACCGGTCGTAATCATTGATGATAAAAGATTATCAATGATTTCAATAAGATATTAGTAACCTCTTGATATTACAAGAAATCAAATATGTTGACATGTTGAGCTAAAAATAGTATAATATATATAAAGAATAAAGAAAGACCGGCGACAACAGCCGAAGCGAAGAGTTGGGTGGGATGGCGGCAAACACAAACACAAACGAGAGAGATTATGAAACCCCAAAAATATCAGATATGGATGCGTACTTGGGATACCATGGAATATGTATCACCATTATATCTAACTGCAGATAGTTTCGATGATGCTTTTAACAAGATGGAGATTTTTAGAGATCAGTATCAGGTCAAATCATGTCTTGCACCAGGAGATCATATTGAAGACTCTGGAGTAGTTAGAGCACTTACAACCAAACAGGGATAATAACATGGATGAATTATTAGAGCAAAAAAGTATTTTAGCGAAACTCATGGCAACAGAAAATATTACTGTTCGCCACGCTAAAGTTCCAACCGCCGGATTCGATCCGAAAGGCAGAACATTAATTTTACCGATTCTCAAAGAGATGGAAGGTGAAGTTTATGACTTGTTTGTTTGCCATGAAGTCGGACACGCTTTAAATACTCCAACTCAAGGCTGGCACAAGGTTATTGAAGAAAAGGGGCCGAATTATAAGGGCTTTTTGAACGTTGTGGAAGATGCCAGGATCGAAAAATTAATCAAAAGAAAGTTCGCAGGTGCCGGAAAGGCGATGAGCAAGGGATATAAAATCTTAGTACATGATAGAGATTTTTTCGGCCTCAAGCAATATAATATTGATATCAATTCTGGTTCATTAATTGATAAACTTAATATTCATTTTAAGGGCGGACCTTTAGAGAATGTTCAATTCACCGAAGCAGAGAAACCATTTGTTGATAAGATGGCAGAACTTGAGACTTGGGGAGATGTTGAACAACTGACCGAGGAACTTTGGGAGTATGCTAAAGAAAACGAACAAGAACAGCAAACTTGTCAGGATGATTCTTTTATGGATCAATATTATCAAGAAGATGAAGAGGAAGAAGAAGATAGTGATGAGGAGAATGATTTTGAATATGATTTTAATGAAACAGATTCTCAGGATCAGTCTAAAGAGGAAACAGAAAAAGATGATTGTGACAAGCCGGTAGATAAATGCGATAATGAAGGAACTGATGGAGATCAAGAAGAAGATCAAAAAGAAGAAGATAATGGAGATCAAGAATCTTCTCAATCTGTAGCAGATGAAGAAAAAGAGGAAGAAGGAGAAAAGCTGGGAGGGGAAAGAGTAGGAGGATATGATAAGTGGTATAAAGATGATCCGTGGAGATGGGAACGTGAACCGAAATCCTTAACCGATCAGAATTTTCGTGAACATGAGGAAGAACTAGTTCATGAAGATGCACTAGAGTTAAAATATTATAATTCACCAACAATTGATTTAAAAAGTGAAAATTTAATTATTAATTATAAAGAACTTTTAAAAAGAACTCAGCAAGCACTAGATGAACGCAGGGATTATTTGGTAGGGAAAAATAAAGATGAGAGTAATTGGGCAAGAGAATATTCATTAGCATTTGGATATGCGCGCGAATATTTGAAATATATCGACAAGGAAAATAAACCAGTTGTTAATTATCTTGTTAAAGAATTTGAAATGAAAAAGAAAGCAGCTGAATATAAAAGGTCGATGACCGCAAACACAGGTACCATATCTCTTTCAGATATTCATAAGTACAAATATTGTGATAATATTTTTAAGAAAATCACGATTGTTCCTGAAGGTAAGAGTCACGGACTTTATTTTTTAATGGATTGGTCAGGTTCTATGAGTGATAAAATGATTCCAACTTTGAATCAATTATTTCAATTAATAGATTTCTGCAGGAAATGTAATATCGCTCATGAGGCATATGCTTTTGTTGATTATAGTTTTGATGAAGAAGGAAAAGAAAAAGAAAAATTTGGGATCCCTTATAAAGAACGATTAGGCGATATGGCAATGGGAGATAAATCTACTCAATTAATGGAAATATTTTCTAATAAAATGACCAGTAAAGAATTTAAGAATCAACGTGAAAATCTTCTTTTATCTATACTTCGATGCGATAGAGATTTTGTTGGTGCGTACTGGTTAGAAGAAAGAAGAGAGAAAGTAATTAATAGAAATAGAATGACTGGTCGAAATACCAAACTTCCGAAAGATACAATCCCTTCTATAATCTATGACAGTTGGGGCGCGGAAAATAAATGTCGATCATCTTGGGAATGGAATTCAATAGGTCGTCATATTAAATGGCCGCTACATCGTCTTTGCGGAACTCCTTTGAATGATGCAATCATGATAAGTTCAGTAAATGTTAAAAGATTCCAAAGAGAAAATAATCTTGATATTGTTAATACAATTATTCTTTCAGACGGAGAATCTAATTCATCTCATAAATCTTTCGTGACAAGAGAAGGCAGCGGAGATCAACTTTTTGCAGAACGAATTGAAACTCGTGATTGTCACATCAGGCTGGTTGATAAAGAAACAAAAAAAGTTTTTGAATGGACTGCCTGTCATGGATTTCGTCAAACAGAAAATTTTATAAATTATTTTAAATTTAAGACTGGTTCAAACGTTTTAGGATTTTTCCTTGCAACTGCCGCCGATGATGCAGGTCGCATGGTCGGATGGAGTAAATGGCAAGATGTAAAAGCAGATTACAATCGAAACGGTTACATGATTGTAGATGATCATGGATATGATGATCTTTATGTAATCAAACAACATACCTCCGTTATGATGGAGGATGAAATAAATATTGATACTAATAAAGTTAATTCAACAGCTTCTTTGACTAAGGCATTCAAAAAATTTCAGAAAGGAAAATTAGAAAAAAGAATAATGCTTCAAAGATTTGCGGAAATGGTTGCTTAATGCAAGTTTGTTTTACAACAATTTCAACTGGTTATGAGAAACTCATTGAAATCATTGATAAACAAAAAGGTTGACATGTCTGTCAAAACAGTGTATAATATAAGTAGAGAATAAAATAATAATAACGAGAGAGATTATATGATGAATAAAGAACAAATAGTTGAAACCTGGAAAACTAAGCACGGTGTGCAAACGATTTTAGATCGTAATCAGGTAAATGAAGTTGCTGATGAAAGCGGAAATCCATGGCCGAATCAGAATTTTCTAGGAAAACTTCGAATAGGTCGAAATCAGTTTTCAATTGCAAATTATGGAAAGAACATGACAACTCCCGCAGCAAAATGGGGTGATAAATATCGCAAACCGAAAGCACTTAAAGATGTTCGTATTATTCAACACGACACCACAATTAAGAAAGTAGATGAAAGCATCTCTTTCGTTCCAGAAAAAGATCCCAATTATATTAAAGCAGGATATTACAAAGAACTAGTTCAGATATTTAAATCTGGAATGTTCGTACCTTCTTTTATTACCGGATTGTCCGGAATGGGCAAAACCAAGGAAGTTTTTGAAGCTGCTGCTAGTACAAAACGCGAATTAATTCGTGTCAATATTACAATCGAAACAGATGAAGATGATCTTCTTGGTCACTATATTTTAAAAGATGGTGAGACTATTTGGGAAGATGGACCAGTTATCGTTGCGATGGAAAGAGGCGCACTGCTTCTTCTTGATGAAATTGATCTTGCATCTAATAAGATCATGTGTCTCCAACCTGTACTTGAAGGTGGAAGCATTTTCTTGAAAAAGATTAATCGTCTTGTAAAACCAGAAGCTGGATTCAACATTGTCGCAACTGCTAATACAAAAGGTAAGGGTAATGATGATGGACGATTTATCGGGGCCAACATTCTTAACGAAGCATTCCTTGATCGTTTCCCAATTACATTCGAACAAGATTATCCTCCCACCGCCGTTGAAAAGAAAATTGTTACTAAGGTTCTTTCAAACTACGGTGTTGAAGATTCAGACTTTGTTAATCACCTTTGTCAATGGACAGATGTTATTCGCCGGACCTTTGCTGACGGAGGAATTGATGAAATTATTTCCACTCGTCGTTTGATAAACATTGTTACTTCTTATATGATATTCCAGAATAAAGAAAAAGCGATCGAATTTTCGATCAATCGTTTCGATGATGATACCAAAACAGGATTTATGGATCTCTGGACTAAAGTAGATCCTAACGCAGTTCCTGATGAGCCTGACACAGAAACCGATGCAGAAGAACTTCCAGGATTTGCAACCGATGAAGAATCAGCGAAATATTAAAAAATAATTTAATCCTTGACATTATTTACATTATCAGCTATAATTATATTAAATAGTTGATAATGTTTTTTTGTTAATGATGAAAAAAAGGAAATAATGCAAATTGAAGTGCCTATAGCAGATTTACGAAAGAAGAAAATATTTGTTGCAACTCCAATGTATGCAGGCATGTGTAGTGGAATGTATACAAAGGCGTGTTGTGATTTAGCAACAACTGCCACAAAATATCAAATAGATCTTAAATACTTTTATTTATTTAACGAATCATTAATCACCAGAGCTCGAAATTATTGTGTAGATGAATTCTTGAGATCAGGATATACTCATCTCATGTTCATTGATAGCGATATATGTTTCGATCCAAATTATGTTTTAACATTAGCTGCTCTATGCGATGATACAAAACCAATTGTTGGAGGAATATATCCCAAGAAGTGTATTGCTTGGGAAAAAGTTCGTAATGCTGTTGATAAAGGTTTGGCTGATGAAAATCCTATGCTTCTTGAGAAGTTTACGGGAGATTTCGTTTTCAATCCAACTGGTGGAACTCAAACGATATCTTTATCCGAGCCGGTTGAAGCATTAGAAATTGGAACAGGGTTTATGATGATACAGAGAGAAGTATTTGAAAAGTTTGAAAAAGCTTATCCTAAATTTCGATATAAACCCGATCATAATCGATCAGACCATTTCGATGGTTCCAGATATATTCATGCATTTTTTGATACCATTATTGATAATGATCAATGGATGGGCAAAGGAAAATCCGAAGGGTCTGATCGTTATCTTTCTGAAGATTATATGTTTTGTCAACTGTGTCAGAAGATAGATATTAAAACTTTTCTATGTCCATGGATGAAATTACAACATATTGGAACATATGTGTTTAATGGAAATCTTCCTGATATGGGGGCTTTAGAATATGCCGCCCATGGATATGATACTGAAACTCGGCCTTTTCTTGAAGATCGAAAAAAGAAGTTAGAATCAAAAGGAATGAGTAGAAAAGACAGAAGAGCTCTTGCTAAAGAAAAACGAAAGGATACCAAAAAGAAGGACAAATCCTCTCATGCTGAGAGCCCAAATCACCTATAGGAAATATAATGATAATTAATAATGAGACTGTTGAAACATTAAAAAACTTTGCAGAAATCAATCAAAGTTTGGTTATTGAGGCCGGCGATGTAATTAAAACAGTAAGTGAACAAACAAACGTTTTAGCAAAGGCTAAGCTCGGTCAAAGCTTTCCTCAGGATTTTGCTATATATGATTTGAATAAATTCTTAGGAGTTCTTTCATTATTTGCAGAGCCTCAATTTGATTTCAGTGAAAAATCAATAAAAATACAATCAAGTATTGATGCTAATAATTTCGTCGCAGGTGATTCCGTAGCCGAATATCAATTTGCGAATATGAGTTTATTTGAAAACGAGAGAAAGATCCTAGCAAAAGATATAAATTTACCATCTGAAGACGCTGTTTTTAGATTAGAAGAAAAATATTTTATTTCTATAATGAGAGCAGCTGCAGTAATGAGTCTCCCAGAAATTGCAGTTGTAGCAAATGACGGGAAACTTAAAATACAAGCAATTGAAGCTAAAACATCTATTGATAGTTATGCAGTTGAATTAGGAGTTTCAACTTCTAATTTCAAAATGATTTTTAAAATAGAAAATCTTAAACTCATGAGAGGTTCTTATGATGTAAAAATATCAAATAAAGGTCTTGGACATTTTAAAAATTTAGACAGGGAACTTGAATATTGGATTGCAACTGAACAGACAACTTGAAATTATGACAAAAAATATATTATGGGTTGAAGCTTATAGACCTCAAAAGGTGTCAGACTGTATTCTTCCTAAACATTTAAAAGAACCATTTGAATCTTATGTGGCCACGGGAAATATTCCAAATCTTCTTTTATGTGGTGGTCCGGGTATGGGTAAAACCACAATTGCGAAAGCAATGTGTAAAGAGATTGGTCTTGATTATATTGTTATAAATGGTTCACAGGAATCCGGTATTGATCTTCTTAGAGTAAAGCTAGAGAATTATTGCAGTAGTGTTTCTTTAATTGGTGGCCGTAAAATTGTTATTATCGATGAAGCTGATTATTTAAACCCCCAATCTACTCAACCCGCAATGAGAGGATTTATTGAAAGATTTGCGGATAATTGTAGTTTCATTTTTACTTGTAATTATCTTAATAGAATTATTGAACCTATTCATTCTCGATGTGCAGTAATTGAATTTAAGGTAGATAAAAAAGAATCTCCTCAGATAGCTACTCAGTTATTAGATAGGGTTAAAGAAATTCTTAATGATAATAATGTGGAGTTCAATGAAAAAGTCCTTGTTGAACTTATTATGAAATATTATCCAGATTTTAGAAGAACTTTAAATGAATTACAGCGTTATAGCACCAGCGGAAGTATTGATAGCGGTATCCTTAGTTTGCTTTCCGATTCTGATTTTAACGCTCTTATTAATGCATTAAAGGAAAAGAACTTTACTAAGGTTCGTAAATGGGTTGTTGATACAAGTCATACAGATGCTAGAACAATATATAGAAAGTTATATGATAATTTGCACGAGCATTTAACACCAGCAGGATTGCCCCCAATAATTTTATTGTTAGCAGATTATCAATATAAGAGTGCATTTGCTGCTGATCAAGACATAAATCTTACAGCATGTTTAATTGAGATTATGATAGAAGGACAATGGCAATAAATCCGTTCGATTTTGTAAATGATATTAATTATAAGAAAAAAGATATACTAAGTAATGACTTTGATAATGAGTTAGAAAGTCAATATAAAGCGTTTCTTGTTAATCGATCTTTAAGCTTTAATTTCGATACTATCCTTCAAGCCAATGAAATGAACACCAGAACTCATCTGGATAATAAACTTCAATACCACTATTTGCTAAATATTATCAGACCCAAGAATAGATTTGGTCGATGGTTAAAAGCAGAGAAGTATGAAGCCATAGATTTAATTGTTGAATATTATGGATACAGCCTTCAAAAAGCAAGAGAGGTTGTAGATATCTTCAGTGATGAGGATCTGAATACTCTTAGGCAAGAATTATTTACAGGTGGTTTGAAGGAGAACAATGAGCGTAGAGATAGATTCTCTCGTTGAAATCAAGTTAAAGCAGCCCGACGATTTTTTAAAAGTAAAAGAAACATTAACGAGAATAGGTGTAGCATCTAAGAAGGATAAGATTTTATATCAATCTTGTCATATTCTTCATAAGCAAGCTAGATATTACATTGTACATTTTAAAGAATTGTTTATGTTGGATGGAAAACCTTCCAATTTTTCGGATAATGATGCCGCAAGGCGAAATACAATAGTTAATTTATTAGCCGAATGGGATCTGGTACAAAAAGTTGATAATGATAATATTAATGAAGATGATGTAGTTCCAATTAATCAATTAAAGATTATATCTTTTAAGCTTAAAGATGAATGGGAACTAGTTGCGAAATATAATATAGGTAATAAAAAGAATGACGACACTAAGTTTGAAAGCTCATAAAATATATCCCGACGTAACCCTTCCAACATTTTCAACACGAGGCTCTGCATGTTTTGATATACATGCTTATTATACTCCTGAAATAGGATGTAAATTTTGGAATGACGATAGGAAAAAATTTATTGAAAGACATGATAAGAATATAGTAATACATCCTTTTCAAAGAGTCCTTGTTCCTACAGGGATAATTTTAGATATTCCAGCGGGATATTCAGTAAGAATACATCCAAGATCTGGCACTGCGATTAAACAAGGTATGAGTTTTATTAATTGTGAAGGAGTGATTGATTTTGATTATATCGATCCGTTAATGATTCCTGTAATAAACTTATCAGACGTTCAATCAATTGTTATAAATAACAATGATAGAATTGCACAGGGCGAACTTGTGCGATTACAACAATATAATATCGAAGAAATTAGCGCGCCTCCTAAACAAAAAACCAGCCGAACAGGTGGTTTTGGGAGTACTGGCAAATGAGTAGATTTAAAGTTTTAGGGCACAGTTACGACTTAGAAATATACGAAGAAGTTTTAACTGATCCCAAAAAAGGTACTATTGAATTCGACGAGGTCGGAGTGTATAGTGCCAATTCCATATTACATTTAATATGGATAGTGCTCAAACACAGATTTGGGCATTTTATAGCCGGAGAAGGTTGGAGAGATTAATTCTTGACCTTTTCTTTTCATATCATTAGGAATTGCTTGCGTAAGGATTCTTAATGTTTTTACTAAACGTCTTTGCTTAAAGAAGGAGGACATATGTTAACGACTAACGCACTTTCTGTATTCCCCACCCACAAACAATTTGAACAAGCATTAGGATTATCCGTTGGATTTGATTCAATGTTTGATAGACTTTTTGAATGTAATCAACAAAACCAATCTTCTGGTTATCCACCTTATAACTTGAAAAAAGATGGAGAACATTATATAATAGAGTTAGCAGTTGCAGGACTCAGCGAAAAAGATATTAAGGTACATGTTGAGGATAAGGTATTAACTGTTAGCAGTGATACAGAAAAATCTGAAGAAGATTATCTTCATCAGGGTATTGCCCGGCGCTCATTTAAGAGGTCCTGGACTTTATCTGATGATATGATAGTTAACAGCGCGGAAATGACTAGCGGAATGTTAATTATCACCTTAGAAAGAGTTATTCCTGAGGATAAGAAATCTAGACAGATCCCAATTGTTACGAAATAATTTTCGTAAATTTTATAAGAGGGTGTGTTATAAATATGCTATATAGAAATATGCTCATAACTAACCCTCTTTTAGGATTATAGAATGAAATCAATATTAAAAACAGAAGAGGATATTAGGGTATCTCCTAATTTTACTCTTCCTGAATTAGTGAAAAGTTCAACAGCAGAAAGAATGGGATTGAATAATTGGCCAGAAGATGATCAAATTCTGATTAACCTTACTAACGTTGCAAATCATATTTTACAACCGGTAAGAGATGAATTCGGGCCAGTTCGAATTAATAGTGGTTATAGAGGACCGGCTTTAAACAAAGCAGTTGGTGGATCTAAAACTAGTCAACATTGTTTTGGAGAAGCAGCTGATTTTGAAAGTTCCAGAATAGGTAATTATAAATTATCACGCTGGATTAAAGAAAATTTAGAATTTGATCAATTAATTTTAGAATTTTATACTCAAGGCGTACCTAGCAGCGGATGGGTCCACTGTTCATATAAAACAAATGGTCAAAACCGCGGAAAAATTAATACAGCCCTGAGAATAAAAGGAAAAACAGTATATAAAAATGGACTGATTCAATGAAACGATTATTGATATTTCCACTTTTGGTATATCTCCAATTTCTATATTTTATTGGAGCATATATGTCCAGAAGTTGGGTAGATGATCAAATATTATGGTGTTATAAGAAATTAAAATCTTATGGACACGATGTGGAATACAATTATTTTGATAAATGAAATTTTATACAAATGTACACCAAATTGGTGATCATGTTTTAGTTAGAGGTTATGAAAACGGAAAACGTTTTGATGATCGCATTGAATATCATCCCACAGTTTTTATCCCCGCAAAAGAAAAATCAAATTATTCAACTATTGATGGAAAATCTTTATCACCCATCAAACCGGGTACAATAAAAGAAACAAGAGAATTTATTCGAAAATATGACGGGGTAGAAAACTTTCAAATTTATGGAATGACTGCTTGGAGATATAATTATATTTACGAAGAGTATCCCAAAGATAGAGGTATTGATTATGACTTTTTACAACTCATAGTCGCAAGTATTGATATTGAGGTTGCTTCAGAACATGGTTTTCCAGATCCAGTTTCAGCCACTGAAGAAATTCAAGCCATCACTGTTGGAGCAAATGAAAAATATTTTGTATTTGGTTGCGGCGATTATAATAATACTAATCCGAGTGTTAAATATTTTCACTGCGCTGATGAAAATCATTTAGTTCAAGAATTTCTTTCTTTTTGGGAAAAGTTAGCTCCTGATATAGTTACAGGGTGGAATATTCAGGGTTTTGATATTCCATATTTGGTTAATAGAATTTCTAGATTGTTTGATAATAAGGCTGTTAAAAGATTATCACCTTGGAGATTGGTTAATGAACGTTCAACAACTTTCAGAGGTAGAGAAACAATTTTTCATGATCTTATTGGAATATCTGTAATTGATTATATCGACGTATATAGAAGAAATTCTCCGCCGGCGGAAAGTTATAGATTAGATTATATTGCTTCTGTTGAATTAGGAGAAAGAAAATTATCGTTTGAAGAGTATGGAAATCTTTATACATTATATAAAGAGAATTATCAATTGTTTATTGATTATAATATTAAAGATGCTCAGCTTGTAGAACGATTGGAAGAAAAGAAAAAATTGATAGAAATGGTGGTTGCGTTAGCTTATGAGGCTAAGGTAAATTTTCAAGATACATTTGGAATGGTAATGATGTGGGAGGTTATTCTCGCGAATGATTTAATGAATAGAAATATAATAGTTCCACCCAAGAAAGATCATACAAAAAATTCAGCATATGTTGGAGCATATGTAAAAGAAGTTCAAACAGGATTACATAATTGGGTTGTTAGCTTTGATTTAAATAGTCTATATCCTCATTTAATCATGCAATATAATGTTAGTCCCGATACAATTTTAACAGGCATTACGGAGTCGTGTCGGGTTGATTCTTTATTAAATAAGCAAGTTGATTTAAACAAATATTATGATAAAGATATCATTATTGCTCCTAACGGACAAGGATTTCGAAAAGACACGCAAGGATTTTTACCAAGGATAATGCAGGAAAAATATAATAATAGAGTAATCTTTAAAAAGAAGGAAATCGCGGCTAAGAAAAAATTAGAAAAAGAAACTGATCCGGATGAGATAGAAAAATTAAAAAAAGAAGCAGATT